TAAACCCTGTGTACTGCGCTGTTGAACTCAGCAAGCCCTGATCTACGACGGTTAAAGGCATTATTGTTGCTCCTCTGCTGGGGTTGGTACATTGCCTTCCTCAAGCCATTTGAGGTACTGCTGGTAGTCGGTGTTGTCGGGGTCTGCGGGAATTGAAGCGCCATCAGATAAACGGCGAACGCCACCAAAATCACCTTTGAATGTTAAAAGTATTTGATACATCACAGCTCCGAAGAAAGTTGAAACCAATCGTTGGTAGAAGCACCACAATAAGTAATACACCCTCGGCCTGTGGTCATACCGCCACCTGACACATTAAGCGTAATCCATTGAGAAGAACCGTACCCATACAAGATACCAAGACTTGTAACTGAATAATCAACACCTCCAGAATTAACTGACATCGTTCCATTATGTAAAGCAGTTGCAGATGAACGCATAGTCACAGGAAGCGGTACTACGGCGTAAGCCGTAGTAGCACTCCCGCAGTGCCCCGCCCCAACTGCTGGATATAGATAGCCGCTTCCGCCACCAACAAGTTTATAAAAATACCGTTGACACAGCTGCAATTCAGTTGTGTATAAGCGTTGCTCAAAAGGTGTGGCAGTTGTACCCTTTTCCAGTTGTACGCCTGTGATGTTGAAGGTTGCTGAGTTTGTTGTGATGATATTAGTACAACCAGAAGCGGTCCAATAGTTGGACGCCTGCCATGTGTTTGGCGAGCTTGTCGAATAAGTAGAACCAGAGCCAAGAATAAACCGCAACATCAGTGACGTTGTGTTGTCGGTTGCCCATACTCCAGAGGTTTGCCCCGGTATGGTAATGGTTACATATTGCCATGTGTTTGCGGCAAGTGTGTATGTGCCAATATAGCTATAGGTCTGCGCGTAGTTTTGAAGCTGAAGTGCGTAAGTGCCAGCAACACTAGCCTTGGCCCAGAATGAAACTGTGACTGCTTGAGCGGCAGAGGTTCCCCACCCAAGATCGGCGGTGTTCAAGCCTTCAAAGAACTGATAGATTGCAAATACATCGCCAGCACCCACAGTTACGTTTGCTGATGCGCCTACTGTGACAGCTAAAGAGTTCTTGAAAAACACACTGCTTGGCGATGCTGTTGATTGCTGAACAGAATATTTTGACGCTTGAGTTAAGTTGCATCCCCAGCGGTCAACAGAGTATTGCGCGTTGATTGGGGTAATACTAGCCCCAGCATTTCTCTGGTCGATCATCATCGCACCGTTGATGATACGGTTTTTTGTTGCCCCTAAACCACCATATTGAGCTACTGCTACAGCATTAGTCATTTGCATATCTCCATTTGTAACCTGCTCCAGTTTTGTTTCTGCCAGTACAAACTGTGTGAACAGAAGACCTGTTAATTCCTAAAGCACGAGCAGCATCTGCCACTGAATCGTATCTTGTTTCTGTTCCGTCAGCATCTATACGAATAACGGCATGTGGCTTTTTGCCACCACCTTCTGGGCGTTTGCGACCTTTTAAGGCAATACTTGCTCCAATATTTTTCTTACCCCTCATTGGACTTGGTTTGCCATATCTTGGGTTTAATGGCCCTACAAATCTACCCTTCATTTCTGGACGCTCTTTGCCTTTTAATGGATGAGGTATGCCAAACTTTGGATTCAATTCACCACAAGGCCATCCTGTCAAACCATTTTCTTCCATGTGGTTTAACCATTCGTTAGATTCAACAATATTGTTGGCCTTTGAAAACTCTAAAGCAGCGTTTACACATCTATCCATGTCAACATAAAAACCATAGACTCCTACATCAATTTCTGCCCCGTGCTTTGCAAGATGACGCTTCCAATGAATTCCGCTACCTTTGTAATTGTTTATGCGTTTTAATGATGCTGTTTTACAGAAGTACTTTTTGCCCGTAACGTTATGCGTCATAACAAGCAAAGCAGTTGGCTTAAACATGGTCACATTGTTTGCGCCTGATTGCGCGATGCTCACAGCTAGGGTCATGCTTGGCCTTTCAATGTGGCTACATCAGCCTGTAATTGAGTGATGATTGCTTGTTGTTCTTGGATGGCTTTCATAAGAGCAAACATCATATCTGTCGTGTAGATCGACTTGAGAGGTGCTTCACCTTCTGGTGCTTCACCAAGCCACCCATCTTGATTTACAAGTTCAGGGGCTACAGCTTCAACATCTTGAGCAATCACACCAAGAGTTTGTTGTTCGCCTTCAGGTTCGTCTTTGTAGTTGAACAACTTAACTGGGATAGCGCACACTTTTTCTAAATAGCTGCCAGCCAATTCAATATTGGTTTTTGTACGTGCGTCAGAAAGGTTGATGTTGTTGCCGCTGTAGTTGGAAATGCCGCCATTAACGCTTACATAAAAGCGATAGCCGTTGTTTGTGGCGTTTGTGTTGTATAAATGGTAGTTAGAACCACCACCACTTTGATTCCAAACATAACCCATGTAGGGCTGTGTAGTACCAGCAATAAATTTAGCACCAACACCACTTGATATAGACGTATCCGTGGTCCCCAACAGAAAGTGACCGTTGGCGTCGATACGGGCTTTTTCTGAAAGAGTGTTACCTGTGTAAATCACTAAAGAGCCGCTACCACCGCCCGATAATTGAGCATCAGTTGTTCCACCAGCGTATGTAAACTGAAGAGACGAACCACCAGATTTTTCAAGATTAAGCGTTACGCCAGAGGAGTTTACGATGCTGGCCCTTGCAGAACCAATATTTGATGTTGTGCCAAGTAACCAATTCCCACTAGCATCAAGCGTCATTGCTTGAGTGAAGGTGATGGTGTTACCGGCAGTACCAGAGGCAGCCGTATACCATTGATGTTGACCACTTAATTGCTGGTAAACAGTTGAAAAGTCGGAAGAAATATATTTGTTATTTGTTCCATCATAGTAAAAGTTTGCGCCTAACTGGTTTTGTGAGTTAGCGTTAGAGTTGATTGACGCATTACCAACTTGCAGGGCTTTTCTTCCAGACTGCCAAGCACTAGGCGTACCACCTAAACTCATGTTCTGGGCTGTGTCAATGGTCACCGCTGTTGTGCCGCCGTTTGTTTGCAGTTGCAGTGATGAGCCAGAAGCGCTGGTCAGCGTATTAGCCGTAGGCGTTGTCAACACTTGGTTGACGCTCAAACCGTTGTACTGCTGGATAGCATTCAACACCGATGACACATAGAACGACACCGTGGTGATCGTGTCACCAGCAGATGCAGCCGAGGCCAAGACGATGGTTGTGCCTGTTGTAGCCGTGAAGTCAGCAGCAGCCAAGCGCACACCGTTTCTGAACACATCCACATAGCCCACTGTGTATGAGGGGATGGTGAAGGTTGTCTGTCCAGAGGTAGCGGTTGTATCGGTGACTGTGCGGTAGGCTGTGGTTGTTACACCGCTTGCAGGGATGCCAAGGTAGCGCACCGAGATGTTGCTTGTGCCTGTTGGTGGCGCAGCAGAGAAGGTCAGGGTTGTGCCGCTGACGCTGTAAGTCGATGGGTCTTGCACTACACCTGTGATCGCCACAAGAATAGATGATGTGTTTGCCGGAGCCACCGACATTGTGAAAGCGACAGTCGAGCCGTTACCGCTGAATGTGTCAGTCAGGAAAGCTACGCTGAGAGGTTCGTTGCCGATGTATGACATGATGTTCCTTGTGTTCGGCGGTTAAGCAGAGACTTGATACATAGCATTGAAAATTAGCTGTGTTCCATTTTGAATACTACTTACCGGCACAGGAAGTTCTGCTGTTGATGTGTAGTAATAAACTTCCATTGAAGTTCCTGTGTAGATTCGGAAATGATCTGGGGGGTTTGTAACCCAAGAATCTCTATATGCGACCATGCCAGCACCAAAAGCGTATTGACTAGTTGCCGCTGAAAATGGCAACCCTCCAATAGAGAAATCTCCAGAACCGCCAGACTTTGTGGATACTGTTAAACGACCAGAAATATAAACAAGCCTTCCCACTTTTACATAAGTGCCCGTCTGGTATGCGTAAGTAATAGTTGGATTGCCACCAGCGCCTTGAATGGTAGGTGTCCAATAACCCTCTTCATAGTCATCCAATGTGTTTGCGTTTGTTGACGCTGACTGTGTAGCTGGGAAGGTAATGCCAGAACCAGAACCCGAAGGCGTAGCACCGCCAACCCCCATTGTGGTAGCAATGATCGGCGTAGTCAGTGTTTGACTAGGCTCTATGCTGTTCGATTCGATTCTGCTGATTGCCATGTTTAGGCTCCGGGTGTTTGTGCTGCAACTTGTGCGTTGTATGCGTCAATGACTTCGGTTGTCCAAGCTGCGTTGCAAATTGCAACCACATTGGCTGGTTGACCCGTCAGGTCTTGACCGGGTGTCAGTGATGTGCGGTGATAGGTCTGGCTCAGTTGCTGGCCGTCTTCCATGATGCGTGTAGCTTCACGGAACAATACGATGCCGTTCTCGGTGACGGTGATCTGATCGACTGTGGTGGTTTTGGTGAGTGACATGGTTTTTTCCTTTGTGTCTGGTCAAACTATTCTGGTCTGACTATGGGTTAAACGAAGTATTGCGCGGTAATTTCAAACTCAGTCCCCGCTGTCATTCCGGCCCAATTGGTATTGCCTTTGAGGGCGTTACCTCCGTTTCCAAAAAGCAAAACGACGGCGTTGGAGTTTGGACCAACCCTGCCTACCATTGTGTAGCCGCCAGAAGTTAAATAGGATGACCCGGTATCGGGGCAAATTGAAATGCCGCCATAATTTGTGGCGCTTGACGATGAAGAAAACGGAAGGTTGGCAAGTGAGCCTTGAACCGACCCGCTACCTGAAGAATACGATACAGACATATAGATTTTTACTGTCACCAAGTTGCCAATCTTTGTGTACACGCCATATTGAGCAGCATGGGAAAATGTATAGCCTGCGGCAGTAAGTGTTGGCGTAAAAGTCCCCTCTTCATAATCATCCAGCGTGTTTGCGTTAGATGATGCTGACTGAGTCGCGGGAAAACAAATGCCAAGCCCAGACTGAGGAACCGTTGGGCCAACCCCTACGCCGTATTGGTTTATAACCGCGCAATCAATGGAAGAGGTGTTACCAATATAAAGGTTGTCGCCAACGGGCGTAATGTAAGTTTTGCTTGTACCCGCAGCATCTTGAAGTGCAAGTGCGCCTCCTACATAGGTGTTGGCAGAGGCGCGTAGGGTTAAATTGGTTGTGCCAATGGTTGCGTTTGCACCAGCAATGTTACCGGACGAATTCCAAGTCGGCGCACCAGTAGACAAGTCAGCAGGAATAACCGCGCCAGCAGCAATCTTTGCTGTGGTGATAGCGTTGTCTTGGATTTGTGTTGTGCCTACGGTGTTCTGACCCGGTGCAATGACTTGCGTGATCGGGCTGGTGTAGTACACATAAATGTTGCTCGTACCGCTTGGTGGGGCAGAGGTGAATGTGATTGTGTTGCCGCTGACAGTGTAGGCATCACCGGGCTTTTGAGGCACATTGGAGATGACCGCCTGAACCTGTGCAACAGATGCTACAGGGCGTGACAGCGTGAAAGCCGTGGTCGAGCCGTTACCGTTGAAGAAATCAACAGCAGGCGTAAAAGCCTGTTGGGTCGCTGTATTTCCTATGTAACTCATGTAATCTCCAGCAAGGAGGCAAAGCAGTCACCAGAGGTAGCTGCGCTGTTAACAACATACAGGACATCAGAGGATTGCAAAACAACCTTTTGATCGCCACCAACAACCACCAAAGTACCACCAACAGGAACCGTGGCTCCTTTTATCAAGTAGTAGTTTACAGCAGAGCGTGTAATGTAGGCATCAGTCGTAATCGGTGAAGTCGAGGTGTTAGCCATCGACAAACCAATCAGCGTGGTCTGAGTAGAAGCTGGGCAAGTGTAAACAGTAGCGGCTGATGTGCCGACATTCTTGCTTGCGTATGATTTGAAAGTGTTTGCCATGATTTATCCTAACGCAATTGCCATCGCAATCGCAGTTCCAGCAGGATCAACCTGCAAGTTTGTTTGAGCACCTGCAACAGTGCTTGCCCCAGTTCCACCGTTAGCAATTGCAACCGTTCCTGTAATGATTGAAGCAGGAACAGCTAATGGAGTTGTCTGTTTTACATAGATTTTTCCAAGAGAAGAATCCACATAAGTTACTACGCCAACCTGAACAGTAATCCCAGTTGGTGGAATAGTGTTCATCAATTGACCAGCAGAGTAAGGGCTGAGATACAGCACCTGACCCACAGTAAATGAGCCTGTGTTTACCCCATCAATACCGCCAGATGAAGTTACATATCCAACAGCACCACTAGCAATTGCACCGTCTGTCAAACCAATAACTGAAGCCGTAGCCGCCACATCAGCCTTAGCCAATGCCACATTAGGATAAGTCTGACCGCTAGAAGTCGAAGTAATGTAAACAGGAGAACCGTTTGGAATGGTTGATCCTGTGTTGTTGATTACTTTAAATTGAAGGTCGTGACCAATGTGAACAACAGCACTTGCTACATCGTTGTAGTACGCCAAAGCCTTAGCCGTAGTGTCGTACCACATGCGGCCTTCAACAAAGCTTGGAGCAGTTATACCTGTATGGTCAAGGTAGTTACCAATCGTGTCGCCAGTGTGTGTGACACCTGATTCTGTGCCGCCAGTGATTGCTACAGCGTTAGCATTCTGTGTGGCAATAGTTCCAAGACCACCGATGTCAGCAGTTGTCAGGGTAACAGCGCCTGTGCGACCAGCCACAGATGTAACCACATCAGTCTGATCAAGCTTTTGCCAAACAGAACCGTTAAAGATCGCCCAATCGCCAGCAATCCAATCGGTGATGCCGTTCAGGTTAGTTGAACCAGAAACGCTTACAACATAGTAGTAGCCGTTTGTGCCAACGCTAGATGTCAGCGTAGGTGGGTTGGTAGACGCATTCCAAGTGCCTTGATAGCTCAAAGTGCCTGTAATGGTTGTCCAAGTAGTGTCGTAGTCTGTACCGCTGGCTTTAGTCAAGAACTGACCAGCAGCACCACCAGAGTTAACTCCAGCACCGCGAGGGATAGTGAAGTCAAATATGGCAGCACCAGATGTGCCTACATTGGTTACCGTGGCATTTGTGCCGGGGTTAGTAGTGGTTGTAGTGCCAGCAGCAATCGTTGCAGCAGCACCTGTAGCGCCTGTATCTCCACGGGGAATAGTGAAGTTCAGAATAGCGTCTAATGGTGTTCCACTATTGATTACAGAAGCCGAAGAACCTGCCGAACCAGTAGTTGTAGTTCCAACACTGACAGAAGCAATAACACCCAGCAAACCGGGAGTTGACCAAGTTAATGTCGATGTAGAGCGTGAGTTAACAAACGCAATAGACACCCAGATTTCATTGGTGGGCGCAGGAGGTGGAGAGTTTGACCAACCAGAAGGAGGCGTTCCTACCTGAGTTGTGAAGTTCCAAGAACCGCCAGTTGGTGTGGCAGGTTGTGTTGAAGCTTGTTGAAAAATAAACCACTGGAAGAATGTTCCACCGAAATTGACATTGCTGCCATAAAGGCCAGCACTCTCCGAGCCGGGAGAGGCAACCAATGCTCCAGTTGAGCTGCTACCGTAAAGACCGCCTGTTGCCATGTCTTTTCCTTATTTAAAGCTGTAGCGATAGTCGCGTGGCTGATATTCGGAGGTAAGGTGCTGGTCACCACCAAGCCACTTGCCTTTGAAGTTCTGGTCTTCAATCAAACCATATGACTCGTCAAAACGAGAAATCCACTTTTGTGATTCAGCAGTGTTTTTGTTCTTGTCGTAGTAAGCCCACAAAGTACCGTACAGGTAACCTTCAGGGAATGATGCCAAACAAGCATTGTTCTGAACCACAGGATCCAAAACATCGTCAGTTGGGCTAAACAAGAACGGAAATGTGCGCTGGTAGTAAGCTTTGATCTCTACATTCTCACCGGGGTTTGGCGTAAAGACATAATTCTGACCAACCTCAGAAAAGCTGGCGCGGATCACACGGGGCACACCAAAAGGACGAACATACAGTTGGTCAATCATTCGGCGGCGAATAATCTCACGGTCACCCACACGGTCATAGATGATCCAAGGACCCATGCTTGCTGCAGGTGTGCCGGGTTCGACTTCAGAGTTAGGTGTCTCTTGGAAGAACAAGATAGGCTTGTTCATATCCGTAGGGATAGGAGCCATGCCTTGAGAGTTGGTAGTCAAAACCGTTGGTGAGTCACCATAAGGATCTGTACGAAGAGCAGGAAGCTCAATCGTTCTCATCTTCAACTCACACAGTTGAATGCACTCCAAGATCTCAACGCTTGATTGAGTTGGCAGCTTAATGATTGTGCTTGGCAAAGTAAGGCCAGCCCAGACATCGTCAGGGTCGCTTACAGTGATTGTTGTCGAGGAAACTGCAGTTACAGCGGCGTAAGGTTTAAACGCGCTGTTGCCAATAAAGTCGCCAACTTGAACAAAAGGGCGAGGATCGGCAGATGTAGTAATTACGCCAGTTGTGGTGTTAACCGAGTTGGCAGTAATGGTCAAAGTTTGAGGCAATGCTCCCACCCATTTTGCTACACGACTTACCAGAGCGTTAGCAGATTGAATGAAAAGGGACATAGCGCTTCCTTACTTTGTCGGTATGGCAGGATTATATGGTAATGGTATTTTTCCTGAAGGATGGCAAACATACTCAGAGTAGTACTCGTTCACAATGGCGTAGAACAAAATCTTGTCCTTTTTGTCCATCTTGATCAACTCCCACGGACGGTTGTTGAAGTACTTTGAACTGATCGAATGTGCGATAGCCTTCGGAAGACTCATTGCCTCAAAAGTGCCAGCAAAAATTGGGTTATCCGTTGTACCAATCATCTGATAAAACTCCCTGCGTTCTTTGCAGTATTGTTTTATCTGATCGGTGGTGTGTTGAGTGTATTGAACATATCTGGCTCCATCCAAAGCGCCGATCTTGTAATCAATGTTGTTGGTCTTAAAGGTCTGTGACCATGTGCCAGACTTGACTTCGTTATATAACTTGTCATTGTGGCGCACAACACCTTCAATACCTGCCTCTAAGTTTCCTTTGAGGTAGTAATCTTCATTGACTTTGGCTTCTTCGTTGTTCAGATTCAATTCCATACATTACTCCATAGAAAAGGAGGGTCCGAAGACCCCCCTTAACTGTTTGCCTATTAAGACAAGTAGCGCTTGACTTGCGCTGTAGGACGGGTGCCAGTCACGGCTGCGCCAGTTGGAGACACGGCAGCCAAAACTGCCACACCTGCTGGGTTACGCACGATCAATGTACCTTCCATGATGTACTGGTCAAGCGAAGCGTCAGCACTAGAGAACACTTCGTTGTTAGGACCGAGTTCACGCAAGCTACCCCACTGGATGACATCAGGGTTCAAGAACAAGGCAGAAGTGTTGTCTGCGCCTGTTTGATCCATCACCCAAGAGTCATCGATCTGGTAGGTGTAGTTGAAGTCACCTTCGTAGGTGCTGATAGTGTCACCCTTGTCAGCAGGGTTGAAACGGTTGATGCTACGGCTTGTAGGCATCTGGTCACTGATGTGAGTACGCATCGAGGTTGGGACCACCATGTTGGTGATCTTAGCGTTGAAGCGTTGTTCAGCAGTAGTTACCAATTGCTTGTACAAGTAGGGGCTGAACTGTTGCAAGGTCACGCCAGAGCTGAAAGTGAAATAACCCAAACCAGCGTTTGCCAAGTCACCGTTGAAAGGTGTGTTGGTGGCAGTAGCCGAAGTGGTGTCATTGCTGTCAGAAGCAGCCAAGTTCAACACAGAAGTGCCGTCAGTGTCGTTACCTGAACGAGTACCAGCGAAAGCGTACAAAGAACCAAAGCGGCGACCATCGTTGGGTGATGCGCCTTGGGTAGCAGCTTGACCAGAGTACTTGATAGAAGCGCCGTCAGCACGAACCATCTGCAACTCAACGTCAAACATGATTTCAGTCAATTGCTTGACTTCTTGGTAGGCTTGAGGATCGCCACCAGCTTGTTCAACAGCGCGTGCAGTGCCAGTAGCGCCGATCACGGTGGTGAAAATCTGAGTGTAGTTACCCAAGTTAGAACGGGTGTTAGAAGCAGCTGCACCAGCGGTGACAGAAGCGCCTTCCAACTTAGCGTTCAAAGCTGGCACACGGAAATAGTCGTTAGGCCAAATGTGCAGAGTCGAGTTGACTTTGCGCTTTTTGCTCATAGCCATGTTAGTGATCGGGGTGCGATCCTTCACATAGTTAGAAACAGTCATGTCGAGGTCTTTAACCACGATGTCGGTTGTGTACGAACCGTTACCATTGCCCAAGGCAGCAGAGGTGATAGTAGCCATTTTGTTACTCCAAAGTTAACGGCGGCGTGTTTTGTGTGCCGCCAAAGTCATTGCCAAAAGATCTCGCGTTGCGCCTTTATCGCCAGCTTGCGCTTTCTTTTGAAGCTCCTCAGCCTTGGAGTCAGTAGCGGTCTTGGCTCGGGCAGTTGGTCTACTAGCAGCAGCTAATGAACCTCCAGCATTCTTCACCTTTGGACCTTCTCTAAACTTCATACCGTCACGGATCAACCCCAACAAGTATTCGTCACTGGATACCAAATCAAGATTCGGTACACCGGGTACGAATGACCCACTAGCGCCTTTCCAATCCTTAGACAACTTTTCACGAAGTTCGTTAAAGTTAGCCTTGTTGCTCAGTTCTTTATCGCTAAACGACTGTCTAGCGCGTTCCAACTGTTCCTGCACAAAGGCAGTACGCTGTTGATAGAACTGCTCAACTTTGGGACGGTTCGTCTGGATGAACTTGCTCTTTTCTTGGATCAACTCGTTGTTCTGACGGATAGCCGCTTCAGCTTCACTTCGTTGAACCTCGTCTGTAGCGTTGTCGAGGATTTGCTTCCATTGCTGGTTGTAACCCTGAATTTGGATCAATTCATCCGCAGCCTGTTGAAGCTGTGGCTGGATCGTCAACTCCAGACCTATCTGCAAACCATCGAGTTCAGTCCTACGCTTGGCCTCAAACTCTTCAAATTCAGCACGCTCTGCTTTTAGCTTACGCGCATTTTCATGGATAGCACTTCCTTGACCCAAAATAGCAGCCGCCTTGGATACTGGGATCTCCACAAAGCCGCCATCAGCGTCCTTGTTAGGAATCCTCCACAGCATGTCAGGATTCTGCTCTGCAAACTCTAGGAAGTTCACTGCATCGGTTACATCATCGATGGCCTCTGCATCTTCCGAATCTACAGTTTCTGTAGTCTCGTCAACACTACCTTCAGGTTCGGCTTCCTCATTTGGAGCCGCCTCGGGGGATTCGGTTTTCACCTCTTCTTGTCCCGCTGGTGGGGCCGTACTACCTTCGGGTTGCGACACGTTACGCTTGTTAGCGGCGATCATCGCAGCGATGGCATCGGCGGGGTTAGCCGCACCAGTTTGCTCAGTGGCGGGTGCTTGTGCACTTACGTCTGACATATCTTATCCTATTTCGTTAAGTTAGGCGTTTTCAGCCTGTTCGACCTTTTTCAAGGCCACCTTAGCGAGATATTCACTCTTCTCAATGAAGTCAATGAAATCACGCACTCCAGCAACATAATATGCGTTGCCAATTCTTTTCTCATCGCTGTCGGCCTCTTCCAGCCTTTCCAGCATGTTGAACCTGTACAGGTTAAACATCAATGCAAAATCCTCATTCCGCATCAGCCGACTAGCAGCCTCTCCGTTTTGGATTACCAGAGTTCGTCTTTCTACATGAGCCTCCTTATATGAGTCCGTTGCTTTCGTGCGGCGATTGAAATAATCCCGAACATTCTTTACCAAGCTTTTCATTGACTTCCTTTAATCAACTTGTACTGCCGATAATTTACCAGCTTTCATGGCCTGAGATTCAAAGTAGTTGTCCATGTCGATGTCTTCAGCCTTCTTCATGTTCAACGCTGCCACAGTAGCCGATTCTTGAGTCTTGGCCTTGTTCAGCTCAACCTTAGACTGAACTTCTTGTTCTGCCACGCCCGGTCCTGCAGCCTGTTTGGCTTGCAACATCTTGGCGGCTTCTTCAAAGGTTGGCAGGTAAGAATCGCAGTGCTTCACGCCCAAGGCATACAAAGTATCCTCAAACGGACGGCGCGCTTTCTCAAACATCTCTGGAACGCTTGGATCCAGCTGCATCAGGATGCCAGCAAACTGCTGTTGAGCTTGGCTGATCAACTGTTGGCGGGTCAGACGGTTTTCGTCAGACAAGAAGCCCAAAGCCAAGTCCACATTGATCATGTTGCGGTCAATGAACTCAAAGTTTTCCATCGACTTGGCATCCAAGAAGCCACCAGAGCCGGGCAACATTGCCTCAGCCAGTTGCTGGATGTTGTAGTCGTCAGAGTACTGAATCATTGTCTTCCAGACGATGTAAATCAGGTCTTTCAGGCCAACAGCACAGTTCTTGACCATTTCGTCTTGGATCAACTGGTTTGGACCCATAGCCAACTGCAGCTTGTAGCCAGAGTTGCCGTCTTTCATGACTTCTGGGTTCAAGGTGTCGCTAGGATTGGTCATGCCCAACATACGGCTTGTATCTTGGTCAAAGCGCTCCATAGCGTCCTGTACATACGCTAGGTTACCCTGCATCGGGGCAAACTCGTACACATGCTTGGTAGGGTCGAACTTGCGGTCAAGAATGAACAAGGCAGACACGCCACGCTGGATTTCTTCAGCATCTACAAACTCAGGATTAACACCAATACGAGGTGTAGAAGCTTGCATCGCAAAAGCGATCTCAGCACGGTTGATGGCGGTCTTGTATTCCTGCAGGGGAACCAGACGCTCGGCTTGGCTGTAGCCAAAGAAGTTGCCAACGATAGGCTTGGGAACCATCACCGCCAGAGGGATAAAGTCTACTTCTTTGATGTACAGGATGTACGAACCAGAGTAGCAAACCTCGATGGTTTCTTCTTCGCCATCATTGTCGATGTCTCTTTTTAACCACGCTGTGGTGATCATTACGACACGGCTGAAACGGTCAGCGCCAGCAGAGGCAATTACGCCTTGACCGGGCACAGGGGTCGAATCACGGGCATGCAATGCCAGATCGTTCTCCAAAGCACCAGCTTGGTAAGCACCAGCAGGGCCGTAGGCAGCGTGTTCGGCAAATTTCTCGATGTCAATGTACGGGAACTGAGATTTAGCCTCGTGGATTGTCATCGGATCATAGAAACCGCAGAAGTCTTGGTTACGGATGCCGGGGATCGTGGGGTTACACACAAAATAGTGCTGTGCAACATGCTTGATCTGGATGTTGGTCGAGTAACCAGTGAGCTTGTACTTGGCACGGTAGATGGTGTTGGCCTTGATAGCCTCTGCCACCTCTTCACCAGTAGGCTCAACAGGTGAGCCTGTCTCATCCATCATGGTTTCTTGAGCAACACCCTCAAGATTCACATCAATACGGCGCATCTGTTGTCTTTTTGCAACAAGACCCTTTTCAGCAGCCATAATTTCAAAAGAACGCAGTTGATCGCGGGTTCCTTCGACTTCTTTGTACTGTGTGATCGGGTTACGCACGGGCGAAACCATGACAACGCCAGTTTTGTGCAACAAAGCGTCTTGTGCCCAATCACGGATGA